GTCGACCTTGAGCAAGACCCGTGTTGAAATCATAGCAGAGCACATTAGAAGCACCGTACAAGCTGTGAATACTCACGATGTGGCCCAACATGATAGGCTATATGTTGAAGGTTTCATACTGGGGCATATGGCTTCAATCTTTGCGCATGATCCCATACTGTATAGAATGTTCCTAGAACACTGTGAACATCTAGCCAAAACACGCGGTTCAAAGGTTGACATGCAGCGCAAGTAGTGTTATAATAGTGTATGCTTAAGAAACGAGCGTTATCCAGGAGCAGAGACACTATGACATTACCAGATGAAAGATATCGTGCAGTGATACAAACTGAGAAATTTCTAAAAGAGATTCTCTCAACTCCCCGTGTCCCCAAAGCTATCAAAGACCGTGCTCGAAGCTGTCTGCGACACTATCCAGTATGGTATGACATGCAACGTGCAGCACAAGCAGCGCCCGATGTGTTTCAAGAACAGATGGAGGATCTTCACCGTTTCGTAGCTGCGGGTCAACGTGCAGCACAAGAAGAGAGTGTCACGGATGCAGAACTCTTGAGAGGATACCGAGAGTTGTAACACATTCGGGCCTCTAGCTCATGTTGGTTAGAGCAGCGGACTCATAATCCGTTGGTGCCGTGTTCGACTCACGGGGGGCCCACCACCACAGTGTAACAGCAGCAGCCCTTAGCTCAGTTGGATAGAGCAACAGCCTTCTAAGCTGTAGGCCACTGGTTCGAATCCAGTAGGGCTGGCCACTTATAACAGCAGCAGCACACAAGCAAGGGAGATCACAGTGTACAAGCATCCTAATCCCATGGATCCCTTTGATGACATCAAACGTTGGTACCGCGAGCTATGGCCTGCGCAGCGTGTGGGAGTGTGGCTGTGCTGCGCTGTGATCGTATACCTAGCATTCAAGTGGGTCACTCTATAACAGCAGCATGTGAACTGAGTGCGCAGCAGCCAGCAGCAGAGTTATCCACAACGTGTTAACACTGTTGGCATTCACACATGTGGACAACCTGTGGACAACTAGCAGCGAACTTTCGCGAACGAGAAACCCTAGAGCTGTCAGGGTCAAAATCCGTTTGGTTGACAGTGTAACCAAAAGGCGCTATAATAAACACATGGACACAAAAAACACTCCTCGTAAGAAGCGCACAGACCGTAATCATATCATATATGAATTGCGTGTTGCTGGCGGCAACTACATAGGCGTCACAGCTAAGACTGAGACTACTATTAATAAGTCAGTGCTAGCTCGGGCGGCCAAGCACTTCTATCGTGCCAAACGGGAAGCTAAGGATTGGGCCCTGTGCCATGCACTGCGGTCTTTGAACGACAAGAGCGAGATACAAGTACTAGTACACGAAGTCATCCGTGGCAAAGCGGCTGCTCACAAGCGGGAAGTTGAACTACGTAGACAGTTGTCACCCACCCTTAACACAGACACAAGAGGAGATTGATATGTATACAGTTGAAGTCTACAAGAAGGATGCTCGTACCAAGGTGGGAGAGCGCTTGGTCAAGAAGGTGGATCATTCCACAGCTGATCGTGGCGCCCTGGAGCACGTGTACAAGCACACCTACTTTCCCAGCCATGGTTACCGCTTTGAAATCCACGAGACCTATGTTACCCGTAACAACATGATGGGCGGTGCTGAGTACCAGGAACGCTATGATACACCGCGTTACTGTTCACCTAGCTCAGAAGCCTACTGGAGCATGTAGGGGTTGACAGGGTACAAAAAGGCTGCTATAATAGCGACATGTTAACAAAGGAGCGAACGATGAAAGCATTAGAAAACTTCCTCAAGCAGAAGAATCACTGGAACTCATTCTTCAAGGGTCCCCAGTACACGTTGAACAGTGCCGCAGATCGTCAGGCTGTAGCAGACATGATCGATTCAGCCCTGAGCCCAGAGAACCTCACATGCGATGGAGAGCTGAGCCGCACAGAGGTCAACCGTCGTTACAAAGAGCTGATGACAGCTGCCAAACAGCTCAAGAAGTACGATCCAGAGGTCAAGTTCTACGAATACGAAACGGAGATCTAAAAAGCGGTTGACAGGGGCAGCGAAAGCTGCTATAATAGACACTTACTAACAAACATTGGAGCGAAACAATGGGAACACGAAGCACAATTGCGTTAGAGTACGCAGACGGTACCGTTGAGCAAGTATACTGTCATTGGGACGGCTATCTTGAACACAACGGCATGATCCTCTACAAACACTATTCAGATCCATTCAAGCTGCGCCAGCTCATGGACTTGGGAGACTTGAGCAGCCTGCGGCCTAACATCGGCACACAGCATGCCTTTGATCAAGCACCTGAGGACGAGTGTACATTTTACAAGCGAGATCGTAAAGAGAACGGTGTCAGTGCCAAGAAGTTCAAAGACTATGAACACTTTTTGATTGATTGTCAATGGGAAGAATACGACTACATCCTGCGCAATGACAACGGTGTGGCTGTTTGGTTTGTTTCAGATCACGACGGAGACTTTGTGCCCCTGGCTGATGTTTTGGCAGAGCACCTGCGTGAAAGTGCCGAAGCAGAAACCCTAGCAGCATAAGGGTTATAATTGATAGGGGTTGACAACAGCCCCTATTTGTTATATAATAGAGACTTGTTAACACACATAGAAGGAGCGAAAGATGGCTACAATTGTTGAGATTTTGGAGGGTTCCTACGGTGCCCGCAAGAACATGATCTATCCTGGCATGCGCTTGGAGATGGTGAAAGACTTTGACGGTGAGGCTATCACTTGCCTTGCTGGTGAAGAGATCGAAAACGGACGCAACCCTAACAAGAAGATTCGTGTTAAGGTAGAAGGCCTTTCAGCGTATCGTGTGGTATCGCACATTGACAGCGAACCCGTAGGAGAGAACAGTTTGGTACAACTTAAGGTAGCCGATTCGGCTGTAGCACATATCAGCGATGAGGACTTGATCGAGAAGACTCGTGCTCGCTTCCAAGTACTTACAGACATGACCAAGGCTGTGAAAGCAGGCGATGTTCGTGCAATGATTGTGACAGGCCCTCCAGGTGTAGGCAAGAGCTTTGGTGTTGAAGAAGTGCTCACCAAGGACGACTTGTTCAATGCATTAGGCGAGCGAAAGCCACGCTACGAGATCGTGAAGGGTGCTATGAGTGCCATTGGCTTGTACGCTAAACTCTACGAGTTCTCTGCGGAGAAGAATGTCATAGTGTTTGATGACTGTGACTCTGTATTGCTGGACGACCTGAGCCTAAACATCTTGAAGGCGGCTTTGGATTCATCCAAGAAGCGTACTATCAGCTGGAACACTGACAGCCGTATCTTGCGCTCAGAAGGTATTCCAGATCGCTTCGAGTTCAAAGCAGGTGCGATCTTTATCACCAACATCAAGTTTGAGAATGTACGCTCTAAGAAGCTACAGGATCACCTTGCCGCTCTTGAGAGTCGTTGCCACTACATTGATCTGCAGATGGATACAGATCGCGAGAAGATCCTGCGCATCAAGCAGATTGTGTCAGACGGTATGCTTGATACCTATGAGCTAGCAGACATTGCCAAAGACGAGGTAGTGGACTTTGTTGCTACGAACAGAGCCAAATTGCGTGAGCTGAGCCTGCGTACGGTATTGAAGGTAGCAGATTTGCGCAAGAGCTTCCCAACTAACTGGATGAGCATGGCAGAAGTAACTGTTATGAAGAGAGGTGTATGATGGCAGTAGAAGTGGCAGGGTGCCAATACATTGGCCCGGAGCAGGTGAACCACCCGTTCAAGATGTGTGGTTGCAAACCCTTCCCGGGTCGTGTATACTGTGAAGAGCATATCTGGACAGTGTACAAGAAAGGTACTAGCTCGGGTAACAAACGAAAGATCGCGGCCATCGAGAAAGAGCTGGCTGAGATCAAACTGATTGAAGAGGTCGAGGAGATCCTAAATGATTAAGATTGCATTGGCTGTGGTGTTCATTATATTCCTATTGGCCATAGGTCCGTTCCTAGTCATCTGGTCGTGGAATGTCCTGTTCGGAGCAGCTCTGTTAATCCCTTACAACTTAGAGACATGGTTTGCTACCGTTTTGATTGGTGCTTTCCTTCGGGCAAATGTAACTGTTAAACGGAAAGATTGAGGTTGCATTGCTCACAGCGTTCCCTTATACTAGTAGAACGCTGTGAGACACAGCTATAAAGAGGAAACTTAAAATGAAGAGAATTAATCTAGAAACCAAAACAGGCAAGATCTTTGCAGCCCTACAAAAGGGTGACAAGTTGACTGCCAGTGACGCCGCACATCGTTTCGGTGTTAAGAACTTGTCAGCAGAAGCATCACGCATCCGCCAAGCAGGTTATGCCGTGTATGCCAACAGCCGCAAAGCTGGTAATGGTGTTCAGGTAACTGAGTACGAATTAGGTCGCCCAAGCCGTGAGATCGTTGCACTTGGCTACATGGCCAAGAACTTGGGTCTTACCTTAACAGCCTAAGTAAGGTTTCAAACAGACAAGCCGATTCGCTCCCGGGGCGTCTTTTGAGGGTGTTGTAGAAATACAACACCTTTTTTCTTTTCCGGCACTTCAATCATTTCGGTTGACAACTTCCCTGATCGGCTATATAATAACGACATAGACAACAAAACGGAGCGAACGATGTTTACATCAGATCAAGTTTGGGGTTTGGCAGTGGCTGCAGATCGTATCAACGGTGGCTACTTCAAGGAAGATGTTTATGTTTACGAGGGTGAATGCCGCAAGCGCACCACCCAGGCCAACAAGCTCATGCTCAAAGATTGGCTTCGTACAGGCGCTCTCACTGAAGCCACAGAAGCTGACATTGAGAAGGGTCGCGAGATCCGCAACTATTTCAACGGCTTCTTGCTGAAACAGATCTCGGGCAAGATCAACGAGTTCGAGCAACAGGCTCTCCGTATCGCACAGATGGATGAGTTCACTGGCAAGAACATGCTAGAGTTCGCCATTGTTTCCTGCTTGCCTAGCGTGATGATCCGTGATCAAAGCCGCAACGAGTTAGCACGTGAAGTCCGTGGCAGCACTCAACTCACCGGCGCTGTGGGTGACAAGATCCAAGGTGAGATCGAAGTGGTCAAATGCTACTACAGCAAAGACTATGACAAGTTCAGGGTTACCGCTAAACTGGTTGACAGTTTCGTAGATTTCTGGTATAATAGCAACTTGGAAGCAGGTACTAGGTTAAGCATCAAAGCAAAGATTAAAAGTGTTCGTGGCGATAACACAACACAATTAAACTTCGTAAAAAGAGCTTGACAACTGAGCAGGTTGGTGTTATACTAATAACACTGAGAAAGCAACTTTAACTGAGAAAGAAAGAGGTCTTAAAATGGCAAAGAGCAACGACATTTCCATCCGCCAAGTCGGTCCAAAAGCCGCAAAGCGTTCTATCCGTAAGGCGATTCAAACTCGTCGTCCTACATTCCTTTGGGGCCCTCCAGGTATTGGTAAATCCGATATCGTCAAGCAGATCGGCGTAGATGCTGGTCGCGAGGTAGTTGATGTGCGTC